CCCTAGGGGGCCGCCTATTAAAACTGGATAGATTCGCGATATGGCAGGAAGCTCGATCTCTCAGGCAAAGTTGCGGTCTGCCAAGAACGCAGCAAAGGCCATCGTTAAAAAACAGGTAGAGGTCGAGCTACCGGATCACGTCATTAAGGCGCGAAAGAACTTCGGCTACTTCTGCGAGCTGATGGGCAAGAAGCCAGCCCGTCACATGAGGGAATGGCACAAAGTATTCCTGACTGGGCAGAGCAACGAACACTTGCTCGACATTGCAGGACCGAACACTTGCCTGCTCAGTCCGCGAGGCTCAGCCAAATCCACCGTGCTGGGATTACTGCTTGGCTGGCTGATTGGTAGGCATGCTCTCGAAAAGAAGCTGCTTCGGATTCTCTATGTTTCATACAACGTCGACGTCGCTCGGAACAAAAGCGCAGCGATCAAGAACCTGATCTGCTCCAAGGAGTATCAGGAGATTTTTCCCTGTGTGCGCCTTTCCAAGATGCGTACCTCGGACGAACTGTGGAGCATTGACTGGGACTTTGCTGAAGTCGATGTCCGAGGCGAGGACGCATTCACCGTGGCCTGCGCTGGCCTGAAAGGAACGATCACCTCGAAGCGATCCAGTTTGATCGTGGTGGATGACGCCATCAAGAGTGCAGCAAGCATTGCCAACCCGGATATCCGCCGGGAGATGGAGACGAACTGGACGAACGTGATCGTGCCAACCATGTTCCAGGGCGCTCGCGCCATCGCACTGGGCACCCGTTTCCACTTTGACGATCTCTTCGCAACGATCTTCACCGAGAAGAAGGGTTGGAAGTGCATTACTCAGTCAGCGCTGCACTACGACGATGACGGCAGGCCCAAGTCTTATTGGCCTGACATGTGGTCAGCGAAATACCTGCTGAAACTCCAGGCAGATGATCGCGTGGCATTCAGCTACCAGTACCTGAACCAACCAGTCAGGTCAACAGAGTTGGGCATCTCGCCAGAGCTGTTTGTCAAAGGTGAGGTGCCAGATGTGTATGACACGGTCGGAGTGGGCATTGATCTGTCAGCTGGAATGACAGAGCGCAATGACTGGACCGTTTTCACCCTGGCTGGGCGGGTTGACGACAAGGTTTATGTCATCGACTACCGGCGCATGCGCTCGATGGGAAACATCGACAAGATCGAGGCGCTTTGCGAGTTACTGGTCGAATGGAACCTGCTTGAGGTCAATGACGAGGGGCATTACTTCAAGTCGATGTCACCGGTCGTCATTTGGCCAGAAGTCGTCGCCTATCAGAAAAGCTTTGAGGGCGACATGAAGCGGATCCTCTTCAATGAATGGCAGCTCTACAACCTCTCCATTAGCCCTGTAAAGGGTTTCCGTGGCGACAAGCTGGCTAGGTTGAGAGGAATTATGGGGCTCTTTGAGCACAAGAAAATTATTTTCAATAAATACCGTGATTTTAGTTGCATGGTCGATGAGATCGTCAACTTCGGACACTCGCCTCACGATGACTGTGCCGACTCATTGAATATCGTGGTACAAGGCCTTATGCGTCGTGGAAGTCCTCAGATTGAGTGGAACTAAAATAGAATTATGAGCCAGTCAACTCAAGACCGTTTCCGTCGCATTCTCGAAGCAGCTCGCAAGCGAGATGGCGGTGCAAATACCGACACGATGATCGTGAACAGTCATCTGTCGCAGATGAAATTGTTCATGTTGCGCCAGGGATTGGAGTTTTATCCAGGGCAGGATACATTCGGATTCCGAAAACAATTCCTCACTCAAGTCATTGAGGAGAACGAAATTGACACCCGTCTTGAGGGAATCGTTGATGATTTTCTGATTGACGGAAAAGGGCTCTTTTACTTCAGGCCTGTCCGGGATACATACCGGATCATGTGGTTCAGCGCAGATAACTATCGCGCGTTCTATGACTCAATCGGAGAACTGGAAGAGATTGAGCTGATCTACTCTTTCTCTGTCAGGCAGAACTCTGCCGCACCAGTTGGGCCAAGCGAGGGCGAAGGCTCACTGCGTTACGTCAAGCTGCGTGTGCGCAAGGACGAGATCAAGGAAACGATCACCAGCGAAAAGCCATCGTTCGACCAGAGCGCGCCAACGATGGCGTTCGCAGTCAACAAGACCAGAACGCTGACGAACAGCCTGGGGTTCATCCCTGCTGTTGAGTGCTTCAACAACATGCGTTCCACCGGTATGGACGCAACCGGCGAGTTCAACTGGCTGGCAGAGCAGATCGTGACCCATGACGATCTGGTCAAAAACATCCGCACCAATATTCACTTTTTCGGCAACCCGACTCTGCTGTCCAGTCGACCGAAGCACGACCTGGTCGAAACCGGTGATGACGGCGACAGCATGCGCCCCACGATCAGCTCTCAAGCTGGTTTCTATGCGGCGAATCGTCCGTCGACTCGTGTCAGTTCACCGCTAGGAGGCTCGGGCAGCGGCGGATTCAAAGTGCCGCGAATCATCGCCAATATCGAGGCAACTGACCGTGCTGCGTACATCACGCCTGACGCAGTCTCCGGCGACCAAAACCTGTACGCGAGGCAGTATCGAGAAGAGATCCGCACGGCACTTGGCGGCGTTGACGAGCTGGGCATCACCGCAGGCGCTACCGCCTACGAGATCAAGAGCTTGTACGGGAGAGCTGCAACGACTGCATCAAGACGTTGCAGAGGATTGTTGACCTATGGCCTGTGCAAATTATTTGCACTGATTATTTACAACGAAGAAAAGATCTTCAAAGAATCATTTGCAGCTGCAATTGGCCTGGATAGGCCTATGGCTCCAATGCGGGAAGACTTCCCAGTTTCTGCGGATTACGGAGCAGCAGCAGCTGAATTTGATCAGATTATGAAAGAGTACGAGGGAACTCTTTCTCAAGAGATCGGCCAAGCAGTGCAAAGTCGACAGCTTCCACCTGGAACTGTCGGACTTATACCCGATGGAGACAGAAGAGTTGAGTGGAGATGGAAAGGTCCCGTCTTCGAGGATGGTACAGAGGATATACTTAATTCAAGTATTGTCGTTCGTAACCTCCAAGAGCTCGGCGTTAATTCGATCGAAGCTCTGCGTTACCTCTTCCCAGATAAAACTGATGAAGAAAGAAGCGCAATGCTCAGTGGCTATCCATTCCGAATGGCCCAAGCCACCCAGCAAAGTATTGGGACATTCCTGACGCTCGTCGAAAACATGCGTCAGATCCCGCATCCGCAAGCACCCGACTTACCGATGCTCGCGGATCCAAAACTGGATCTCACTCCGTACATTTATCGCGCGCTTGATTTCCTTAAGCGTGAGCTGACTTATGCAGGACAGTACAACGATGTCACAGGCGGCGGCGATCCCGCAGGCCTCGATCCCATCGAGCGCGCCCGCGCCGACGCAGGCTTACCAATCAGCGCCGGCCCAGAGCGCCCCAGCTTCGTACCAGACAGCTTCGGTGCCGCAGCAGGTGGACCCGACGCCTTACCAGCAGGCACCGGCGGCACCCCAGGCCAACCCATGGCAGCAGGCGTTCGAGCGTCTCAGCGACAGCTTGAGCGCGACGCGGAACTCCCAACCGCAGGCAGCCTACTCAACGCCGACCCCACAGGCAGCCCCTACGCAGGCATGGCAGGGTTCGGCTCCGGCGCAGTACCAGGCAGCGCCTTCAACTTCGGGGCTGCAGACCTCAATTCCCCAAGCAACGCAGGCGTTCTCCCCACAGACACAGGCGCCCAGCTACAGCAACGAGCAGATCGCACCCGCGAGCGACGAGTATCTCGCCAGCGTAAGCAACGAAAGTCTTGAAGTTCTTGAGCACTTCGGTGCTGAAGCCCCGGCTCTCCTTAATCGCTACTCCTGTGTAGTCGAAGATGCTCTGTTGGCTCAGGCTCAGCAGACCGCTGAGACCATGCAAAAACTCGAAGAGCTTGGAGTTTCCCTCGATTCTGCAAAAGCAGTGATCGAGGCTGCAGCAGAGGACAACGCTGCGTACCACGTCATGCTGACCAACCCTGACATGTTGGCTGCATACGTGAACGACTTCTTCGGTCCTGAAGGTCCTTACCCCCAGGAGACTCCCGAAGATCGCCTCGCTGCAGAAGTTGCCGCTAGCACTCAGCAGTTCCAGGCACCGGCTCCCGCTTATCAGCGTCCAGAGATCGACATGCCCCAGCCTGGTGTGCAAGCACCACAGGGTGGCGACGACTTCTGGTCCACTTTCTCCGCGATGAGCGATCGGAATCCATCCGCCGCTTGGCAGATGTTGGCCCAGGCAGGCCCCGACGCACTGCGCAGCAAAATCCTGGTTTCTGAGGGGTGATCATGTCTGACTTCATGACTAAAGCAGCTGAACTGCTGAACGGTCGCGTCGCAATGCTCGGCGTCATCGCAGCACTCGGTGCGTATGCAGTCACTGGCCAGATCATCCCTGGCATCTGGTAATCGCTCGTAACTCAACTGTTTATGGCCCCGATTACTGGGGCCTTTTCCTATGAATTATCCCGGATCTCTGCCCCAGAATCAGGACATCAACCCTGCAATGATGCAGAATGAGCAAGCTGTTCAGCAGGTTGCTCAAAACCAGGAAATGCTATCCGAGACAATGGATACGCAAAAAATAAACGCCATTATGGAAGAGGGGCGTCAGGCGATGCGTCGTCAGGATTCGGCGGAACATAAAGGTGAAGCATTGATGCATTACGTCGCTAATGGCATCAAAGCGGCATCACCTTCTGGAGGCGCAGGTGCACTCGCAGTGCAAGAACGTGGCGGTGCCATGGAAATCGCTAAGAGACTCTTCGGCTGATCTCGTCGTTAGGATTTAAGCCGAGCTGATATCAATTTGTGCGGCTTGCTGGCAGCGACGAAGTATTTGATCAGCTGTCAGCATCAGCACAGAATACTGATGTTCAACACGTAGAGAACGTGATTGAGCAGATAGAGATTTTGCGTGCCAGGGGCATGGGTGATCAAGCTGCTATTCAGCATGGCTTGAACATTTGGGCTGGCAACGAAGAAGAGGTATCAGCCAATCCGCGATTTGCAGCTATTTATGGTGACGTACCAATTAGCCCTCCAGGCAACAATAGCCCTGGCGATACCTCTGATTGAGGGGTTTGAGGGAGTAGAGACTAATGCTTATGTAGATAACGTCGGGGTGCCCACTATTTGCGCCGGGATGACGAAATACCCGGACGGGAGCCCTGTGCGGATAGGGGATAAATGCAGTCGCCCTGTGTGCAGGGCATACCTGCAGACAATGATCGAAGAAATTTATATTCCGAAGCTCATGAACATCCCTGGCTGGGAGCGTCTGGGCAAATGCAGGAGAGCGGCACTGGTTTCCTTTGCTTGGAACCTTGGCCCTAATTTTTATGGAAGAGACGGCTTCGAGTCGATCTCAGAAGTTCTTCGAGCTGGGGCTAAAAATCCCGAGGAGTATAGGAGAATGCCCGAAGCACTCAGTCTGTACACCAAGGCAAAAGGTGTAGAACTTGAGGGTCTAAAAATTCGTCGCGCCGAAGAGGGGCGCGTGTGGTCTAGGGAAGATGACGGAGAAATGATTTTCAGCTGTAGCATCGCTACCTTCTTGCAGAAAGCACCGATTAGCAGTCGATACCTTTCGAGCGAAGGTCGTCAAGGAATTGAACCTGGGGAGACAATTGAAGTCGTTGCAGCCGACTCTCTCCCGGCAAGCCCCTATCAATGGATAACGATCAAAGGCTCGGGTGAACGGTGGACTGTCTATCAGCCTCACTGGCTCGTCAAGGCGGAAGGAGAAGAAATCGAACCAGTAGAAGGCGAGCCAATTGATTGGTCCAATTTCAATCAACGAATCAGCAAGTATTTGACCGTTGGCGAAGTACTTCAGTGGGACTCACGCAGAAGGCCTAACAACGGATCAAAAGAAGAAGAGGAGATCATCTCCCTAGCTAAACAGTTCGACCTCATCAGAGAGGCGTGGGGCGGCCCCATAGGAGTTACCAGTGGTTACAGGCCTGATGCAGTCAACAGAGAAGTAGGGGGAGCGGCTGCCTCTTATCACATTCGCGGCATGGCTCTGGATATCTATCCAGTTGGCGAGAGCTGCTCGACATTTCACAAATGGCTTAGCAGGCGTTGGACAGGGGGTCTTGGCGACGGCTGCCACCAGGGTTTCGTGCACATCGATACCAGAGACGAAGGTCGTTTTTCGCCGAGGGCAGATGGACGACCTTGCTGCATATGGTCCTACTGAGATGGACGACCAAAGAGGTGAAGCCAAATTCATGATTGAGCTCACTTCCGATGAGATCAAGCAGTTGGCTGAAAGCGTTGAATTTCATATCGCCAAGTGGCCTGGCTACCCCGCCGCAGAGAGGGACGAGCAGATCAGGCTCTTGGATCTAAGGATGATCCTGAGGATGCTGATGATGGAAGTCTCCTTCCACAGGGGTAAGGACTAATCGCGCTGTCGCCAGTCGTCGGGCCTGTCTTGGCGAAACCAGGCAGCAATCTCCTCGTCCGAGCCGAAGCCAATTTGATTGGTCGGATCAGGGTCGCCGATATCCATCGCATTGAGGAAATCATCGAGCCCGCCTGGCGGCATCTCGGGATTGTTGGCATGACGTCGAGCCTTGCGAAGCATCTCACTGGCGCTTCGATTGGCTTTGGCGAGCTTGCCGGCCCAGATCATGTCGTCGAGCTTGACCTCCTCGCCAGAAGCAATGCGCTTACAAATGAACTCAAGGCGAAGGCGATATTGAGTCGACAACATGCTTCGATCTGCAAAAAACGATTAACGACCCTGGCCGCGATACTTCTTCCTGCCGGGCTTTGGGCGACTGTGCTGCCCTGAGCCCTGGGTTGTCTTTTTCTTGACCGGCTCAATGTATGAACCGCCCATGAGGCTTTTCTTGATCTTGGCCATCAGACAACACGCACGGCCATTGCGCCGATGTTGAACTGGACTGTGTCACCGGTTTCGACATCCACGCTTGATGTCAGTGATCCAGAAGCAAGGAAGTTGCCCCCGGTCTGGGCATCCCAGACACCGAAATGAGTGACGGTGATGGAAGATGAGTTGTTTGCAGAGGTTGTCAACTGCACAACACTGCTATTGGTGACCTCAAAACCACCACCAGAGGCGGAACCGACAGAGCTAAGAGCTGAGCTAGCAATCTGGGTGCGGTTTGAAGAATTGGTGATTGAGCTAGTTACATCACCATTTGTCCCCGCAGTTCCAGGATCTGCCGAATGCAGAGTGATATAGACATTCGAGAGCGCAGCAGGAAAAGTAGAGCCTTTAACCCAGCTCAGGACTTGCGTCGCAAAATATTGCGAGAATGCCATGGACTTCTCTTATTAGGTGAAAAATAAACGGCCCTTGTTACTAGGGTTAGCCGTACCCGGAGGAAGGCGTTGCACTCAGGGTAGCCACATTGGCGTTGCTAACTATTGCTGCACCAACAATTCTGTGCGTGTGCTTGAGTCTTCCGGTAGGCAGTAATCGTCCGATTGCGACACCACCCATTTTCACGAATGTGCCTTGAGTAGCAGAAGTCAAGACCGCTGCACCAGCTGGTGTTTTGATGTCTTCCTGAAGAGGCAGAGCCCCAGAAAGAGGAGCAGTGAGTAGAGCTTGTCCTCGTGGCTTTACGAGTGAGAATCGACCGGATAGCGATGCACTCAGCTTCGCGGAGCCATCAAGGCTGACATACCTAATGACTTGTATCGAGACGTGATATGGAATGCTTTGCCAGGAACTACCGCTGATAGTGAAGTAATAAACTCCTTTGGGTAAAGGTTCTAGAAACTCTTTTGAGTCCGTGCCGACTATTTCATTTTTATAGGCAAAGCCAAAGTCATTGACCTTGACCGGCTTTTTATTGGAATCCAGTATGCCAACACTGATTTGATTATCTGTAAAACGATTGACCGCTTTTTTGCGAATCAAGAGATCGGCATCACCAAGAGTTTCAATCTTGAAGTACAAAGTCTGGGTGCCGCTCGAAGCGCCAATGGCTCCAGTGAATTCGCCAAGGAAGTTGTCGACTGCGCCCAGGTCTCTGGACTTGCTGACCGAATTGAACTGGACCCGCTCTGGCCTGAGGAAGGAGGGAGAGGTCTTGTCACTGCCTCCCACCCTGCCTTTCGCAGGAGTGAATAAGCCTGTGTCAAGTGGAGAGATGACTTCATTTTTGAAGCCAACCTGCCCTCCCGCGAAGGAAGTCGCTGACGTGGTGACGGTGTCGATCAGCGCTTTACGCGGGAATAGGTTGAATTCAAGCTCGTAATCTTTACTGCCAATTGGCAGCTTCGAGATCTTGCGCAGGTCACTGCCGTCAACCGCTGGAGTGCTGGCTGAAGAGCCCATCCCAGAGTGATTG